GAGTATCTTGCCGATGTCCAGGCTGGACATGATACCCTTGGTCATTTCCGACCCTATATCCCGGCCGACTTGATTGGCCGCTGGGACAAGCTCGGATCGCATACGGTCGTTGAATCCGCGTAGGTCCGGAACAACGCCTACGGCGACTGACCCTACGAATATCTCACCTGCCATCGCTTGTCACCTCCCGGTTCTGACGCCGAGCATCATGTCCAGTTTTGCCTGGGCTTCCTCGTCGCTAAGGCCGCGTAGACGCGGGTCTAGCCTCTGGGCGTCCGCGAGCGTTACCGACCTCTCGCGGCGTACCGATAGGCCTGGACGGCGTATCGGGACCGGCCTAGGTACCCGCTTCTCGGAGTGGGACTGCATGTATACCCAAGTATGCTGTCTCACTTCGTCAATCAGGAGCGCCAGGAGCGATTCGACAGTGCTCCAGCTATCCTGAGCAGGGTCATGCTTGACCTTATTCCTGGCCATGATGCTATCCGGCATCTGGTTGCGCATCACTGTGTTCACTGCGCTCTCCGGAGGAAGATGGTGTAGCAGTACCAGCAACTTGCGCCACGTCAGACTGCTGCCCGGTACGAAGAGGTCTACAAAGTCCAGCCCATAATAGCGCTGGAGATCAACCTCTATCTCCTCTGGGAACGTCGACGTGAGCCACGCGACCTCGCGGATTTTCCCGCGTTGAGTCGCGCCGCCCTGCCGCACTGATCGAACACCGCTTCGATCTGGTAGTTGCGTAGGTCGGCGTCGATCCAGATGCGGAACTCGCGGTCATCCTGGATAACCTCGCGGGCCCAGCTGTCCCAGTCGCCGGATGAAGCCGCTCGCATCGCGGACGCCGACCAGTCACCGGCGTGAGAGATGTGGACGACCTTGTTGTCGATCCTGACCGTCGTCTGCTTGCCGACACGCTCGGCGCGTAGGTCCTCGTCGAGATCGTCAAGATCAACATCGACATCCTCCAAGTCTTCCGGCTCGTCGATGTCATCTGTGTCTTGCTCGTCTCCCATGTTAGGCACAGGGCCCAGGTCGGCGTTCACGAGAAGTACCCGGACATGCTCTGGCCGTAGTTGATCCAGCGCTTGGCGACGTAGATGGAGCCCGCGACATTACCGGGGTACATCGTCACCGTCATGTCGAGGGACTCGACGTCAGCCTGCTGCGGCTGGTCGTTGCCACGCGCCGTCACCTTGCAGTTCGGCGCGTAAAGCCGCATCTGCTTGGTGCCGTCGATCGTGTCCCAGATGAAGGCGTACCTGTTGTCCGCGGGCGGGTCAGGAATGGTGTAGCTCGCCGTGTACGGCGAGGTCGTCGTCGCCAACAGAGGCGAGGTCGTGACCGGGAAGACCGGCACATCGTCGTACATCGAGCGGACGTACGGGTTGAGAGCCTCCAGGAAGGTGGCCTGGACAGTCTTGGAGCCGCCGGTGAGAATGGTACGGATCGGCGTCAGGATGCCCGCCGCCGGAATGTCCTTGACGGTCTCGTCGAGCTTGAAGATGTAGCCGGACGTGTCCATCCAGCCACAGTTGTAATAGCCGGTGAGGGTACTGATGTCCTCGAACCCGGTAATTGGACCGGCCGTGTTCTGGGCAGCGATCCAGCAGATGACATCTCCTGCCGCGTAGAGAAGGGCGTTGTTCTTCTGCTTGCCTGGTCCGGCGACGAGAGGGCTGACCTCGGCGGGAGGGGCATCAGCAGGTGGTGATGATGGCATTGCGATTTCTCCTAAGGGTGTAGCCGTACTTGATAACTTGCGTTGTAACGACAGAGTTTCTGGTTCACCTCCGGTAGCCGCCTTGGTCCTGACAAAGTCCTAATCTGTTGGATAACTCCGTTCTGAACTTGGAGCCCGGCCGTGCCGAGCAGATTCGCCTGTATCTCTCTCGCGGCGATGGACGCATCCATCGTTTCATTTCTAAAGCCCCAAAGGTCTATCTCTACGGTGGCCTCGTCGACCATACGCCGGTCGAAGCCGCCGGACCTGTTGATGCGAACGATCATCTTGTCAGGGTCACCAGCAGGCAGTTCGGTTACAAATCTGATACTTGGAAAGGACGGGATGAGCTTGAACATGAGCGCCGACTCGACATCGGGGAGCGTCGACAGCGAATAAGTAGTCACAACGTCACCCCTTCTGCAGCGCGCCGCAGGACATGGTAGGGCTCCCGACCGTAGTGCCCGAACTCAACGTACACCGCGTCTTCAGCATGGTTGGATACAACCGCCTCGACGCGATCGTAGTGGATGCCGCCCCAACGGTGGTGTATTACCCTAAAACTGGAGATGTACTCGCCGGGATGAGTGTCGCCCTCCAAGACGGTGCCGATCGGGGCGAGCACAATTGCCCTGTCCCTGATACGCTCGGCCACCCGGACGACGACACCCTCCAGCATAGTGGAGTTCAGGAACTCGGCCATCCCGAAATGGTTAGGCGTGTATTCTGTCATGCCGCACCTTCAATCAGGCTGCCCTCGATCCGAATTGGTGATGTACGCCCGGAGAACGGCGAGACCCAAACATCAGGTGACCCAGTCACCTCGTATTTGTTATCGCCGACAATAATGGCGTCTATGTAACTGACATCGGTACCGTACGGCACGAACACGGTAATCCTGCTACTGAGCTGATCTGACAGGTTCAAGTTCTCGCGACTCGACGACGGCTGAACAGAACAATTCGACACGTCCTGCGTACTCTCGCCGTACACGTCGTTATTGAAGTCATCAGTACCCGTTACGACACGGCGCACTATTGTCACCGTGCTACCGTAAACGAATACTGGATACGTCATTAGAACCTCGTCGCGATAGTTCCGTGCATCTGCCGGTAGTCCTTCAGCAGTTCCTCCATGCCGAAGTCGACCATTGTAGCATAGAGACCTCCGCCAATCGAGCGCCGCCTCATGCTATAACTGTATGCCCCGATCGCCTCGCTCTGGATTGTAGCGGATAGGGTAGGCGTCGATAGCTCGGAGATGATCGAGGTGCAAAGCATGCCCTCGACCTCTGGAGGCACCGAAGCGTAACCCCAGTCGTAGTCGAGAATGAACGGTTGCCTCGACCACTCGTTGTTATACCACCAGGCAGCCAAGTTGATGATCCCGGCCACACGAGGGTCCGGCACCATGATCTGATTGATGTCATCGAAGAAATACCATGTAATCAGCAAGTTCGGTACGTACGGGTTACCGGCGACCGCTGTCACACTGTTGATCGCGTGTACCGGCGTCTTGGGACATGTGATAACCCCCGCGTCGGCCAGGACGTTAATGACATCGTTTTGGTGCAACATGAAGTCATTACGGGCGTAGCGCCGTATGATGGCACTACCGTCTTGCAGCATCGCATCTACGCGAGCTGCCTCGACTTGATTCAGGTTCCTGCCTAGCCTGGCTACGATGTCATCGGGTGTAGCCAGGCTAGGCAGTGCCGGCGGCGGAGTTGTCACGACTCTTCAGGCTTGCGCTCTTGACGCTTTGCCTGCTGAGACCTGCCGGTTCTCCGGCCCTCGTCGCGCGACTCCATGCGCGACCTGTCACGCTCGCGCTCGTCGGCCCACTCCTGCTGGGACGGGTCGGTTGTGAACGGCTCGGCTCCAGTGCGCTCTTCCAGCGCCTTGGCGCCTTCCTCGGCCGCCTCTGCCTCTGCAGCCTCCTGAGCGGCCGGGTCGGCCATGAACGCGCCGGTGTACGGGTAGGGCGGTGCCTGGATGACGGAAAGAGCGCCGCCAGCAGGTGCACCCGCACCGACCGGGAGGACCGCGCCGAATGGCCAGCGCTGGGTGATGCTCTGACCGGGCTGCATGATCGTGACGGGGTTAACCGTCGCGTAGGCGAGCCGCATCGTCATACGCATTGCCACGGAGTCCTGCTGCATGAGGTTCAGGATGACGACACCGGAGTCGTTGGAGATGACGCCCTCGTCGAACATCTTGAATGAGATGTCGCTGCGGATGCCGATGATGCACTTCGAGAAGTCACCCATCAGCATCTCCGCGCCGGTCGTGGTGAAGTTCCACGAGCCGTTCTCGACCTCTGACAGCGGGTAGCCGTACAGACCGCGCCGCGTCGGCGAGGACTGCATGTCTGGCTGGTAGATCGGGATGCCCTGCGCTGAACGCATACCGGTCAGCTTCCAGCTCATGCCCGGCATCGCGGCGAACCCGTTGACGGTGTAGCCGGTCTGGGCCATCTGCAACGCGAGGTTGGATGTGTCCTGGCCGAGGTCAACGCCGGTGCCCTCAATGACCCAGTGGCCGGACTTGGCTGCGCCGGTGTACACCGACTCGCCCCAGGTGGTAGGCTTGTTGACACCCCAGAGCACCGCCGAGTCGATCAGCGCGCCGACCGCCTCAGTGATACGCGGCTGGACCTCGGACCAGATGGGCACGTCCGCGTCGTCCATGTAGGCGATCGGGATGGGGACGATGCAGGCCAGTTCCTCGACGACCATGACCACGTTCTTCCAGGCCTGGTTGGTCGTCTGCTTCATGCCAACGTCGCCGCCGACCCAGTAGGCAATCGGCAGCACGTCTAGGACGGGCATGCGGTAGGTCTTGGATGAGAGGGGAACACGGCGCATGAGCGAGAGCGCCGCGCTTGACCTTGGCGCTTCCTGAATGATTGATGCTGCCAGAGGTTCCGGCACAAGCGGGTCCGAGCCCGACGTTGTACGCGCAACATGGGTGTTGTAGGTAGGCACTGCTGCCCTTGCCCTTCCGCGCGGAGATACGCGGAGGTATTCAATCCGCGCTAGCTACTGGGATTCACCATGCAGGAGCTGCCGGAACATATCATTCGCGCTAGTCGCGACCTGGCTGGTCGGTTGGGCACCCGGAGTCAGAGACGGAACGGGACGGCGTTGCCCTGGCCCACCGGGTCCACGGCCACCGTTCTGCTGCAGCATCTGCTCCGCCAGCTTCGTGGCTGCGCGAGTGATGATCTCCGATAGTTGACTCGCCCTGTACGTGATCTCTTCATCGGTACCAGTACCGAGGAAGTCGGTCAGTTCAGGGTCGAGGCTATTTGCGGCTACTGCCGTCATCCTAGTATGCTGCTCCCGCAGGGCATCTCGCTCCTGCTCAGCAACGCGCTGGGCCGCGACAGCTTTCTCCAGATCGGACCTATTGGCATCCTCCAGATCCTTCAGCCTCTTGGCTGCGGCGGAGTTTTGCTGGGCGGACTTCTGATGCCGCTGGGCCAGCTCCCTGAAGTGCTTGACTTGCTTCTGAAGTTCCTCTGGGTCCTGCTCCTGCATTACCTGGAACAGTTGCTCTTCGGCCTGTTGGTCTTCAGTAGATGTGTCCTGCACCTGGGCGTCGGTCGCTCCAGACTCGCCAGTGGTCTCGACTGCAGATTCGCTCATTACCTCTCCTGTTCCACCCTCGGGCGTATTATAGCTGATCGGAGCCCGTAAGGGAAGCCCCGGTTCAGCTTGCCGTTACCCGCGAGTAACCTCATACTGCTTCGACTAGCAGAGTACCGCAGCTCGCGGTCCTCCTGTGACTATTGACATCGATGACATCAACTCTCCACCAGAACGCCCCGGCCTCGTCATTGTCCGTCGCCGGAATTGAGAATTGAGACATAGTCTGCCCCGCGTTCTCGGGGTCCGGAATGACCGTCGACTCGAACGACAATGACGTCGGGTCCGTGTCCGGCGTCGTCTTGTCGGTCTTGTACCAGAACTCGGAACTCATACCAGTTCCGTCGCTGATGCCAGGGAACTGCGCCGTCACTACAACGTCGTTCCCCTGTGGGAAGAACAGCGCCGTCATGTCCATTACTTCACCTCCGCGTAAGTGCCGTCTGTACTAACAGTAGCACCTTCCTTATTGACAAATACTTCAGCCGTAACACCGGAGACCGTTACGTTGGACCGAACCATATTGATTCCTACCGCCATGCCCGGAGCCGCAACGACAAACACGATAGCCGTTACCTCGTCGGGCATCGCCCCAGCCTGGAACGGAGGCGCGATCCAACCGTCGCCGTGAGACACAGTAACAGAGACACCTGATACAACCCAGAGCGTCTTTATGGTCACGGTACCGTCGCCGTGGCTCACCGTCGCGGAGATACCCGATAGACGAGCAACGATACTGAGCCCGCCGCTCGCGGCCGATACGGTCGCGGAGGTCCCCGAGACCGCGCCCAGGCCTACGAACGCCCCGGACGCTACCGATACAGTTGCGGAAGTACCGTACAATGCCGCTACAGTAACCAACGAACCAGAAGCCGAGGACTGTGTACTTGACGTTCCAGATAGAGTCCAGGTGACAGCGCCGACCTGAATTGTAACTGCTCCGGACGCCGAGCTAACCGCCGCCGAGGTGCCGAAGATTGCAGCTATCCTACCGATCGCCCCGGACGCCGAACTAACGGTTGACGACGTACCCGACAAGACCATTATCTGGACTATAGATCCAGACCCCGCGCTTGTCGCTTGCGAGGTGCCATATGACAGAAGTGTCCCGGCAATAGTTCCGGTAGCAGAGGATGTAGCAGTAGAGCTACCGTCCATCTCCCAGGTAACCGCACCAGAGTGGATTACAACTGCACCCGACGCTGAGCTAACAGTTGATGAGGAACCGTTCAACGGACTAACTCTGGTTAGGCCACCCGTTGCGCTCGACACGGTAGCCGACGACCCATTCACCACCAAGGTAGCAAAGATCGTGCCGGAAGCAGATGAAGCCGCGGTGCTGGTACCAGATACTAGGTCAGTTGCTGAGATAGTTCCAGAGGCCGACGATACAGCCGTGCTAGAGCCAGCGATCGCCATTACTTGTCCAATGGCGCCGCTAGCCACCGAGACGGACGCGGCCGACCCGTTAGCAAGATCTGTAGCGCTGATTGTACCATAGGCTGACGACGCTGCGACAGAAGTACCAGACACCCTCAAAATAGCAACTATTGCACCAGATGCGCTCGATGCGGCCGCCGACGTACCTGACACGATTATTGGCGTAAATGTACCGGACGCTGAAGAAGCAGTAGAGGACGTACCGGACACAATCATGTTCAAGACAACAGTGCCGCTCGTACTCGACACCGCCGGGCTAGTGCCAGATACAAGAGCCGTCATCGACAGGGTACCGCTAGCCGACGACGCGGCAGAGCCAGTCCCATTCACTACCATCGTCTGAACAATGTTGCCGTTAGCAGCCGAGGACGCCGAGGACGTACCCGAGAGAGCAAGTCTCGTGCCTATCGTACCAGATGCCGAAGAGACAGATGATGAAGAGGCGTTCACCGACATGATGTCGATAACGGCCCCGGTACCGACAGACGTTGTTGTCGAGTTACCGGATATCAGCGCCGTCATCGAGATAGTACCGGCCGCAGACGAGACAGCCGAAGCCGATCCATTGACCGCCATAATGTCTACAACTGCACCGCTAGCCGACGAAACATTGGAGGCGGTACCTGACAACAGCAGCAATGTACCGAGCGTACCGGCAGCTGATGATATGGTTGTAGACGAGCCGTCTAGTTCATAGACGGTCCCAGTAGGTACGCCAGGAGCTGACCTCCCATAGAAGGCCAGTGCTCCGGCTCCGCGTACCGACGGCATGACTAGATCGCCGGTTCAGCCCAAATAATCCACGGGATGACGTTGACTGCGGCCTGAGCCCGGCAGCGTATGCGAACCGATCTTGATACTGGCACTCTTGGCTGGAAGCTCTCCGGCCATATGATACCGTATCCGGCCTGCGGATGCACATGCTGCGCGTCAAAGTACCGCACAGTAGTCAAGACACCTTCTGTAGGCGTGACACCGGCACCGGTGCCGGTCGCGGCTGCGCCGCTAACACAGAGCGAGGCTGGCTGTTGATCGTGGCCCCACAATTCCGGCGTCTGGGCGGTGAGACCGCTCGCCGCCACGTCCCCAGCTATCAAGTGACAAATGACCGGAACGGCCGTGCCGCTCGCCCCGTCGAAACTCACGCCC